CGGTGCCGACAAAGTCGTCAAAATATGGACTTTGATTAAGATTGGTTTCGATTGCCATTTATCTTATCCTTAGAAATCTAGAATGATCTTAATATCTTCAATTTGGTCTGGGTCACGAGTTACTGCCTGTACATTTTCTGTAAAGATAACTTCTCCAGAGAATGTATTTGCCTCTGGACCACTAATTGTCTCGACAGTAGCCAATGGAGTTGTACTGGTGCTCTTTAATAGAACATCATCTTTAGTAAAAGCAGGATAATCGCTGTAACTTTCTACGCTATTTATATACAAAGTTTGAAAGTATGCATCATCAACTGTTTCATCATCTCTTGCATACACAACATTACAGTTTGCAGCAAGTACTGCATTGGAAAGAGCAGCTGCTGTTCTTGCAGCTGTACCAAATTGAGTTACAAATTCAAGTTCGCCAGATACTGCACGGTTATAGTTGCGTAAATTTGTAAGAATATTGTTAGGAACAATGCTGCCAATAAGTTCTGGTCCAACATAAGCAATACCCAAACGAGTTGTTAAGCGCAAAGTTGCTGGGGAATTAGAAGTGTTAGCAATATGTTCAACAGAAACAATATCGTTGTTTGCATCAACCTTCAAAATTGGATCACGCAAAACGCTGATTGTTCTAAAATCCGTATTTGAAGGAATATATCCTTTACCAGTATTTGATTGTCCTTCAGATCCATTAAACTGAACATTGAGCATCAGCTTATCGCCGTGGAGATTACGAATCGCATCCTTACCATGACCACCAAGCGGTGAAATAATAACATTTGCTGTTGCACCAGAACCACTGTTAGCACTAATAAGTGCCGTTGCACGTGTATATCCAGAACCAGTATTGATTACGGCAACATTGGCAATTGAACCTGTGCTCGTATCAACCAGAGAATATGCTTTTGCTCCTTGCCCATCACCAATAATTGTAACAGTTGGTGAGATAATGACACGTGAATCTGTATTACAAACTGTTGCGAATGCAGTATTTACAGTCAGCGTTCTTGATGCGCCTGACCAGTTGATAACTCTACGCAGCTGCCCAGCACCAGTTCCATCTGTAACATAGACACTTGAGCCATTATAGAAATTATCGGTGGTTTCTGGATTAGCAGTTTCAGAAATTCTTAGAGTGTTAACACCAGCAGAAACCACCGCAGCATTCGCAACCTGATAATACCCTGAGCCAACTTGGTTTGTTTCAACAACTAAGATCGCACCATTTACTGCTGAATTTTGTACTGCAAGTTGGCGAGAGGATTCAATTGAACCGTCATCTGTAGTAATTGTTTTGACTGGCATATGAACCGCAGTCATAAACTTCTGCGCATCGCCCAACGAGATTGTGTACATGTACTTCCAAGTATAACCATCAGAAGTTGTAAATGGAAGAGTTGAGAATCCAGTTGGTTTAATTGTTGACTGAGCACCTTTGTTATTATACAAACAAATGTACACATTATTTTCGTCAGTAAGAACATACCATGCACGTGCATAAACATCCACATCGGTATCACGATACATTGAATAAACTGTACCAGAAGTCCAATCGTATCTTGGAATTACATGACTTACATCACCTGTGGTTACTTTTTTAGCACCAATCATTCTACGCATTACTTCATAATGCAAATACTGTTCATTGTCTGGCGGATTCTCAGGTGTTGGTTCGTCTGGCCAAGGATTTGTTCTACCTAGACAAACATAAAGAATAACTGAATTCTTTGTTGTTCTACCATCACTTGCACTGAGCGCAGCTTTAAATGCCTCTGCGTTAGTAATTGAAAGGTCTTTTGTAGCGTATTTATAAACAGCCATTAGAAAGTTCCTGAGGTATAATAAACATTCGCACCAGAAATATCTGCTTTAACCCACTTAGAAGCAAGGTTCGCAGAAGTAGCGGAATTCACCTTATTTAGTACGAGTTTGTCATATTGTTTATGCGCAGTTTCAATAAGAATAATATCGCCGTTGGCAAATTCGCTGGTCAATGTAGTTGAAGAACCAACAATTGTATGAGAGTTTGCAAAGTAGATATTTGCGCCAGTAATTGTACCAAAGATCCAGTTATCAGTTAGAATTACATTCGTTGCTGAGTTGGCACTAAAACCAACCTCAACAAAACGATTAGGAATACCAGCACCTGGATCCCACTCTACGATAAAGCTGCTCTTACCATTTACAGTGTAATTGGAATTGGAAGAAGCACCCTTCAAATTTACATCAGGTCTAACTGACATAACTGTATTGTTAGCAATAGTTTTGATGACATAATCATTATTGCCAACTTGCAACAAATCACCAGTTGCATAATTTGTAAAGGAAGTTCCAGTACCGATTACAGTTGCATTTGCTGCTGTTACTTCTACGCTACCAGCAACTGCCTTATTACCAAACTCGCCCAAGAAGTTGGTAGAAGTGCCCACAACATAGTTGTTGCCGTTTTGAATCGCAACCGTACCATTTGCTGCGGTCTTAGTAATTGAAATTGTGCCATTAGAAATAAGCGTCTTGGTGAATGATGTGTTTGCAGTCACGTCGATATAAACATTAGACTGTGAACGGAACTTGCCGAACAATGCTTGTCCAGCTGGGTGCACCAGTTTTAATGCATAGTCACGATATCTCTGCAGAGAAATTGGTGAAATAATTTCATACGAGAACTCTTGATAGTATCTACCATCCTGAATATAACCACGAGCAGTTGAAACATGACTTCTTGTAGTGGCATAGTAACCTTCAGCATTCGCAACGCCAGAAAGATTAATTGTACCTGTACCGCCAGTAGCAAGATCACGATTCGTTGCCTCAAGAATAACTTCTTCGCCTTGTTTGTATGAGAAACCAGAATCAAGAGTACGAATCGCAGTAATTGTACCGTTCGCACCAACACCAGCATTAATAATTGCGTTCTTACCAAGTACACCTCTGTCATCAATTGCGGTAATCGTGACATTAACAGTACCGTCTAATGTTCTTGTGTCGGTTGCGTAACCAGGAATCCAAGAGCCAGACATTCTTCTTAGAGTTGCTGAGCCTAATGCATATTCATTACTATCTGGATCACGATTACCGAAGTCTTGCCATACACGTGCAACAACTTGATATGTTACTCCATCTGGTAAAAGTTGTTTGCTGATAATTTGTTTGATATCACCAAACGCACCTTCGCTAGTTTGATGCAATCTATCACTTGTATCAATAAGATTAAGACCAGAATCTGTACTGGTCATAGTAATCCAAGATTCGCCAATACCAAGAGCAGCAACATCATTAGATCGTACACGAACAACTGGTGCACGTGAGTAACCAGAACCACCAACGACGCTTGACAATTTTCTAATCGTACCGAAAGTTGTATCTAGATAATTAAATGCATCTTCAAGTTTAGTGTACACATTTTCAATAATACCATTAGAAGTAACTGACCAATCTACAACATTACCAACTGTTGTATTTGCAGTTACCAAAGCAATTGGTTCATAATGAGAAAACGATTTAATTGGTCCCGCAGTAAACTGACTTGTGAGGTTTGCGCTAGTGTTAGCAGCAACACGGTAGGTAATTACATCACGAACTACAGTTGATGGTGCGGTATATGCACCTGTATTAGCAGCGCCAACATGAGTAACAATACCAATTGCGCCTGAGTTTCTACCACGAATCTCATCACCAACCGAAAGTTCTTGACCAGAGATAACCGCAACTGATAGTGGAATCCAACCAGCAGTGTTGCCTGTAAATGAGGTAACTGTACCAACTGTCGTACCAGAAGCAGTGCTGATATTTACCTTTTCAGTGCCTGTAAAGTTTTTATATGTATCAACACCAACAACAATGTTTGTACTATTATATGCTCTACGAATTGCAGTAACTGTGGCATTGGCGCCAGAGGTAACACCAAACAAAGATGCGCCAACAGTAATTCCTGGATCAGAAGTATTTGCAACTACAAGTACAGCATTCGCATGATCGCTGTATCTTCTATTACCAAGAACTTCCGTGCCTGATTCTCTGAAGCCATAATCAGTTGCTGAAATAATTACATTCGCAAATGTATTCATTGCTCTTGGTGCGCCATCAGCATCAGTAATTACTGGAGCCATGGATCCAAAAACAGTATTGCTTTGAATCAGATCAGTGTTAATTGAAATCGCAAAGGTATCGTTAATGTCTGTTTGACCAATAACAAAACTTGCTGGCTGATTTCCGTCGCCGCCAATCAATTCAATCGTTGTCCCACCATTACTGGTTGAAGTTGTGTATCCTGAACCGCCACTTTCAATTGAGAATGTGAGTGTACCACCAAGGTCAACTGTACCAATAACAACGACTTTAGCGAATTCGCCAACATCAGGAGAAATCAAACGAACAACATCACCATTGCGATATTCTCCGCCAGGAGATGTAATTGTTACATTATTAATACCAGCTTCGATAATAGGTGTGTGACCTGTTGCATTTGTATCAGATAATAAACGAACTGGTTCTAGGTGATTAAATGTTCCTTTAACATTGGATACAAGAATCTGCATCAAATCTCGACCACGAACAGCACGGCGAACAACATCTTCTACGAGTGCTTCTGCTTGAGAAGATGTTCCTTTAATTGTTTTCCCAATAAAATTATATGTTGCTGGTTGATAACTGCAAACGAGATATTGATCAATACGCCAGTCGCCATCAGAAACTTTAAGAATAGAATCTGATGGATAAAAGAGTTCGATACTTTCATTGTAAATAGTACGGAACAACAACTTGTATGATGCAAGTGTGCCACGTGATAGATTAAATTCTTTAATATATTTCGCCATCAAACGCTTGTTAGCAAGCACGTCTTCGGGAATCGAAGGCATTAGTGTATTAAAGAAATATGTAAGGTACTCGTCAGTGGTTGTGCTAATATCACGATATGATTCAAGGTTGCGAATGGCATCGGTTAGCTTGCCATTTTGTTCCATGTACTCATAGTATGCCTGAATAAAGAGAAGGAATCCCTCTCCATCTTCTTTGTAAAAGTCAGGAAACTGGTTGCGAACCAGTTTTGAAATTTTTTCCAGAACTGCCATTAGGTTGACTCACCAACAATGCTGATTACTGCATCTCCAAAGTTCATCAAAAGAATTTGCTCACGAACAGGAATAACATCCAAACGATCAGGAGTAACAGTCACTTTCATTTGGATATCAGAGTATGCGCTTGGAGCAAAGTTTTCAACTTCAACTAATCCTGTTGTGTAATTTACTGTACCAGCATTAGAAACAACATTGACACGTTCTCTTGCGCTGTTAAAACGATAAATGTTGATGTTTCCCAAACCATCATCATCAAAATAACATGAGAAACCGCTGTATGTAAATTCGGTTGATGTTACAGTTTCTGGTCGAATAGGGTTGTTGTATGCAAGTTCAACCTTTTCAGCAGCATTAATATTTGGAACAAACCTTTTTTCCAAATTAATTGTAGCGTCGTTGTTAAGAATTTCACCTACTGTGACATTGTCTAGTGCACGAACGAAACGAGAATAGCGCAAACGATTACCAAAACGCTCAAGATTGTTTGTAGCAAATGTAGCAATTGTTGCACGAATATTCGATTCAATCGCAGCTTCTGTTACACGTGTTCTTGTTTTATCATAATATGTAGTAATGTTAGGAATCAAATAAGTATAATCTGGATCAATTACAACTGGATCAATACCAAGAGGAGTACGGTCAAGAATAGAAGCACGAACTTGCGCTTTGCGGTTTTGAGTAGCAAACTCCTCACCAAAAGGTTTGACAGCAATGTACACCTTACCATAGACTGGAGGATTCGCTTGTTCTCCCCCAAACGCCACCACAGACTGCAGGTCTGCGTTTTCAGACAAAAGGATGCGCTGATAGTCTTCATTAATTACCGCTCTGTTTTGCGTCTGGTAGTTGCGTGGAGCATTAAATTTAATTGAAGAAATTGTTTCTGGATAGCGACCACCACGAGCAGTGCTATTCGTTACCAGTGTTGCAGCTGAATAAGATACACCAACATTTAATGTATCAACACTAAAACCAGAAGCACCATTTGTTGCGCTACCGTTACAAACAAGATAACTCACAATAATAATGTTGCCGCTTTTTACTTCTTTACCAAGTGCGCCCGAACCAAAGAGAAGTTCATACTTTTGATCAGCAACTTCCTCAAGGAAATACACTGGAGAAGTAGAAAACACCTGATTAATGTTTGTTGCACGTGTAAATTCGGTTTGTGTAGTATCAGCAGAAGATTCTTGAACAAACACAGTAATACTTGATGTATCAATATACTGATTCGGAAGAATGTATCTTTGACCAGCAGCACCAACAGTAAAACGATGCGTCAGTGGTTCGCCTTCTTTAATATTGATTGAGCGTGTAAACGAACCATTGTTATTTACAACTTTATATGCTTCAGGCGTGACATAGGTATATGTTACATCATCAACCGTTGTTGTAAATTTAGAATTCTTTGGAATTGTAAACTGAGTTGTCCCAGATGTAACACCAGTAAATGTAACCTGAACATTCGCAGTTGCGCCAATAGCAGAAACTGGGACATAACCCAGTTCTTTTGCACGTGATACAACAGAGTCACGCTGCTGCGCAGTATCAAGGAACATCTCATTGGCAAGCATATTAAGATAGTATGCATTGTAATGTGTATTGTATGCAAGCACATCAAGAAGAACTGCCATAGCAGAACCTTCAAAATCGTAATCTTGAAACTGAGATTGAGTGCTAAGATATGTTTTTAGATTATCTCGAATACCTGAAAAATCAAGTTCAGTAACTCTTAGATAAGTGTTTGCTGTTGCCATTATCGTACTCTGCTTAAGATTACATCCAGCGTTACTGGATTCGGGTCATTCTTGATCATAAATGCTATTGACACAATCAATGAATTCATATCTGGGTTATCATTAATTACAAGTCGAATAATTCTTGCTCTTGGCTCGTAGTTACGAATAACCTCTAATACAGCATGTTCCATTTGCTGCTTAACCATCGGCGTCCAAAGTTCAAACAGATAACTGCGAATAGAACAACCAATGTCGGGTTTAAATGGACGCTCGCCTCTATTTGTTAAAACAAGCGATTTAACAGATTGGCGAACTGCTTCTCGTTCTAATTTGCGTGAAAGCGCACCAGTTACTGGATGCGCAGTAAAAGCAAGGTTTAGATCGCTGAAGATAGTATCCGCCACTTGTTATTTATCCTTCGTTTTTAGAGTTTTGAATCTCTGCTCTACGCTCTTTACACATTTTGCTGATCTCAGCAAGTGCTTTTCTTGCTCTTGTACCAGCTGATTTATTGCCTGTTTCAAACTTATCACTCTCTGCAATGTATGTTTCAAACAAATTTACTAAAGAATCATGTATTTTCATAAAAAACCCCTTGACTTATCAATTCAATTTCAGTATAATCAGATTGCAGCCTTTAAGGAAAAGAATAAAGGCACTAATTGATCAGACTATTTATTCGTTTATGGGATAACGTCTGGAGAAATATTCAAAGCAGATAGCTTCCTTGTGTATTTAACCGATTGCTTTTTCTTATCCCAAGCTGCTTGTTTCTTAGCATTCAATCCATACTTCTCAATAACAAAGACATAAACATTACCACGATCAACATAGTATGCAATAAACTCTGATGTGCCGTTGGATTTTGTTCTTGTTGTTGTTGCTGTTTCTTTGCTCTTCGCAACTCTGATCTTAAGATCATATTCGGTTTGATCAAGTGCACTAAATGTAGTTCCATCTGACTTCAACTTCCAAGTACCACCATCTGGATTGATAAGTTTTACTTCATCAGCATTATAAGTTACAGTTAGATCAGGTCTATCTCCAAATACATGTGTTTGCGTTCCCTTTAATTCGCCAGCCGAAAGATCAAGTTCCTTCTCAGCTTCTTTTTGCGTAATCTTAACTGGTTCTTCAGTTTTAACATTAGCAATCGCATTTGGCGCAGGAGCTGGTGCTTTTTCTTGTTCAACTTCTTTGACTTTAGATGCTTGTATTTCCAATCCATTCGCTCGAGACTGTTCAAGTTTAAATTCAAACCAAGCATTTAATCCTTTCTCGCCACCATAAATTGATCCGTTACCATTAAACAATGCTTCATCATTCGTGTACTGTTTAATAAACGCTGAGCGAACTTTTTCGATTCTACTATCAAGTGTCTTTGATCTATACTTTTCATCTACTGCATCGGCAAATGCATTTCTAAAACGGTCATAACTCTTTTCAACATCTTCTCTTCCAATAGGCATTACTCGCTTCCAAGGACCAGGGTTGTTAGATGCATCTTGAGATACTTCGCTGCTGTTTTTGTAAAACCCTTCTCTATAAATCCAGAACCACATATTAGTGTATTCGTCTGTTACAAGATTCGCTTTCTTCATAGTCCTACCCAATACATTGCGAATAGTCTTTTGAGCTGATGCAAACCCAACTGATGCTCCACCAAGTACATCTTTTTCTTTTGTTTCAGTTGTTGGTGGCGGTACAGGTGGAGCTGGTTCTACCTTCGGAAGTTCTGGTTCCTTTGGTAATGTATCTGCAATCTTAATAATTGACTGAATGCCTGTTTGTGGATCAGTTTTTACTGTGTCCTTGACTTCGACATTGTCAATGGAATTACACATTGTTTCTTTTGAAATTTTAGGAAGTCCATCAGCACCAAAAATATTAGGAATCTCAGGTGCGATACCAATTTCGCAAACCCACTTACCACCGATTTCGTTACACTCAGCTTCATTAGTGGCAACCCCAGCGCCACCTACGCAGTTGCATATTACAGCCTTTTCTCCTGGCTTAGGAAACGATGGTATTTCAGCTCCTTTGATTGCTGTATCAAATTTGCTGAATGCATCAGAAAGCGAAGGAATACCGCCTGTTCCTGCAGTTTCACCAGTCTTATTGCTGAAGAAACTTGTAATTGATCCAATACCACCTTGAATTTTTGATGCGAAAGTTGATCCGAGATCTGCTGCCAGCGTTTCTTCTGTACATACCCAAGAACCACCAGAATCCAAACACTCATCTTCGGTTGATGCTAATGGATCGCCACCAACACAGTTACAGTTTAGCACTGTATCGCCTGCTTTTGGTAGCGCAGGCATTTCAAAATTTTTAAAGAAGTCGCCCATCGCTGGTGATATTGTATTAATCTTATCGGTCAGATCAGGTACAAGTTCGCCAAACTTTTCTTTGATACTTTGAACACCAGCAGCAAAATCAATAGGTGATTTGTCATTTAAAGAAAGGAGTTCTTGTTGAAGATTAAAATTTTCAACTTCTTTACAAACCCATGAGCCGCCAGTAGCAATACATTCAGACTCAGTTGAGGCAAGCGGATCGCCACCACTACACTGACATACTAATGCTGGACCAGTTGCTCCTGAAGTCAATCCCTTAAATCCTTCATTCATTTTTTTCTGAATGTCTGCCATATTGCCAAGACCAGACAATCCCTCAGTCATCTTAGACTTAAGATCTTGCTTTCCTTCAGCAATCTTTTGTAGATCAGGGTTTTTTAAATCGCAAATTGCCATTATTCAGGAGCTCCTGTGCTAGAAGAACCAGAAGAAACACTACCATGAGTATGAGTCGTTAGAGAAATACCAGCAACTACAATATCTCCAGCTGCATATGTTTGCGCTGATGTCGCTGCTGTTTCAGTCTTCGTTCCTGTTACAGTAACTGTCTGATTCGCAGCAGTTTCTGTTTTTATATTTCCTTGAGATGTTACATAATGTACACCAAGGTTTGTTAATTTATAATCACCAGTCACAAAGATCTGTGTATTACCGAATGTAGTCAATGCATAATCTTCATTTACATTAACATTATAGTCTTTCTGTACAATCAATACCTTTTCACCACTAGCAACTTGTTCTACGCTATCGCCTTTAACAAGTGTAAGTAAATCATTCTGTCCAATATTAGTTGCTCTTGTTTTACCAATTTCGGTTTCTTGATTGTGAGCAATTTTGGTTTGGTGTGATTTCTGAAAGTCAAAAGAAACATCACCCTCAACTTGAAGATGATAGTTGCCCTTAATTAATTCACGCTTGGTGCCACCAACTGTAACATTGTAATCGCCTTTGATGTACACATTGTTATTTTGTAACAACAATTCATAGCTGTCGCCAACAACCTTTACAGTCTTAGAACCATCAGCTACGATTTCTTCATATGTACCTGCTGGGTGATAACGATGGTATCTTTCTGAACCTTCCGTATCATCAAATTCTTGCAGATGACCGTTCTCAGTTTCAAACACGTGATTGTGCGGATATAATGAGATCATATCATCCGCAGCTGGTTTTTCCTGCCAAGTCTTCAGCGTATAGTATGTTGATGCACGATCAGGCGCAACTGAAGTAATCTTTGGCGGTACAGCTGTTGGATATTTAATTGGCTCGCCAAGATCATTTACACGATTAGCATTTTTATAGTGTCTTACTGGATGGTTTTCGCAAGTAGTTTGTCTTGCTGCTTGGCTAACATCAGTATCATTAACCCACTTTGGATAGTTTTCGTTTGGATCATTAAAACCAACAAGTGAGTCGGCAAACTCTACAGGCACGCCTGTTAATGAGCCAAGAACGATTGGCTCTTGCGCTCGATCACCATCCATAAAGAAACCAACAACCCAAGCACCTTCTACCAATCCAGTTGGCGAATTACCAAGACCAGATACTGAGGCAGACTGAATACCATTGACTGTCATTGCCCAAGGCAACATATCAGTTGGGATTGAACCTTTATCATCAGTGTGCCAGCCAAAGCAGCGCACACGAACACGTCCCATCTGAACAGGATCGTTTCTATCCTCAACGACTCCGACCCACCAGACGAAGTCGCCTTTGCCCATGAAATTACGCATTTACGATTTCCTGAAGGGATTCTTTTTTCTTATCGCTTTGTGCGGTATTGTTTGCTTCTTCATCGTTTGGCACGTGATTTTCTGGTTCAATCAATTCCTGAAGAACTTGTGGTTTGTTTGGTTTCACGAAGTTTAACACTTCATCTAAAAACTTAGTCATATCATCACCTTACAATTGAATTTGCGTGTCCTTAGAACAGCGGAAAATTGTTTTCATTTCGCTCTCAGTGCTAATTCCGCTAAACTGATTACGAATCTTCGTTACTATGTATTTGCCTGTCAACTGCGTATCAACCAAGTCTTCTCTATCCTCAAGACCATCGCTGATTGGGAATTTGAGATAAACATTATTGCCTACATCCAGAGCAGTAGTCCCTGCAACTTCAACATCAAGAGTTGTATTGAAGATATGTTTCATGTATGCTTTTCGAGCAGCAATAAATTGATCGATGCGTTTTGGTAAATGATTTTCTTTCTTAAACACCATACACTGACAGTCATGACCATTTCTGGTAGTTATCAGTGTAACATTAGCATTTGAGTCATCAACATTACCTTCGTGTCTAAATGATTGTAGTGTAGTAAAGCGAGTGCTTCCTTTCGCATAATCCCATACCTGTTCAACCTTTCGTTTCTTCAACACATCCAGTTGAATCACTTTAGATTTAAACATACCATCTCTAACTTTTTCAAGCAGATTGTTTTCTTTGACTACACTGTAATTAATAATTTTATCTGCGCCTGTTGGTCGAGTGTATTCTGAGTTTAGATTAAACGCAGTCAATGCAAATTTTTGTCTTGGCTTCAACGAAATAAGTGTTTCCAAATTACGGAAGTTGAATCCTTGATAGTTTTCATAGAACAGATACTGTGGAATATGGCTCGTAGAGTCTGCTTCGTTTGCTAGAAACTCAATCGTATCATCAACTGAAAGAGTTGGAATGACGAAACGATGTGCACCAATTGTTGGCTCTATGAAGATATTCTTTTCGATAACAGTTTGTGTATCAAGTTTGATTGAGTTGTAATCATCACGCACGGCACGATTGTAGAGGTATTCTTTAGTGATACTTTCAATCATTTTGTCAATAGTGTTACCTCTGCTTCCCCCGTATGCACGAGAAATCTTTTTTGAAAAACTTTGATACGATTCAAGACTAACGCCAGAAAGGACGTATCCCCACATACCATCTTTTACGATACTTCTTGCGCTGCGTTCATATAACATAAACAGATTTGATATTTGCGTTCCAATACCGCCAGAAGGACTGTATTGAAACAGCAAAGTATCAAGACCAGTAAAACCACCGTTGATCCAATTTTCTACATCTTGTGCTGACACACCTGCGATATCTGTTGAATCCAATACAACTAGATCGCAATGCATGTAATGATCATAGAGATCTTGATAAACATTGATCTCCAACACAAGTGATCTTATGTCAAGAGTTTGTCCTTTTGCTGGAATCAAAAGGAGTTTATCAATCGAAGCACGCATTTAGATACCATTCCTAAGAATATACTTAACTTCTTCTTTTACCTGTGGCAAATAGATTTTATCTAGAATTTTGATTTGTCTTTTCTTTTCTTGTTGCTCAAGTTCCCAGTCATATGCTGTAATCAATTCTCTTTGACTTTCGCTTAGGCTGTTATATGTAGTTTGATCTACAACAACATAACGCTTCTGAACAATTGTTCCGTCGGTCTTAGTGCGCTTTTCAGTCAATACTTTGCGATACTCATAAACCTCAGCTTGAGCAGCTGGGATGCTACCATACTTTCCTTTGATGTATTGATCAAAGTCATAGTTGAACAGTGGCCAATCAAAAATAGCGTCATGCTTTTCGTTGAACAATAATACCAACCAAGCAAGACCTGGATCGCCATAATACTTTCTTGCTACTGTATCTGGACGCTCACCTGCTTGAATGGTGTATTCGCTATAAACCTTTTTGTTGTTGCTAACAGAAGGTAAGACGCTAAAGCGTCGCATAATATTTCTGAGTAGAACACGCTGTCCGTTATTGGTCAGGTCATGCTGAACATTAGGAAAGTATGTAAAATACCTAGACATTATGCTCCTCCTGCTTCTACGCCAAAGATAGAACTAGCGTTTTCTGGTGGAACAACACCATCAGCTGCGCTTGCTGGAGGAACAGCACTTGGTTGTGCTTGCGCTTCAGCTGGATTGGCTTTGTATGTGCCAATCGCAGCACTATTATCAACTGATTCAGTCATAGCAGCACTTGGCATTTCCATATCAAGAGTGCCGTCGGTATTCGTAAACCCATGAATGAGTTCTTGAGCACTATGCCATTCGTCCATCTGCTCTTGAGTGAGAATCTTGGTTTCGGTAAATGTTAATGTAATATCAACAGATACTGGTGCGCTTGTTACTTCAAAGAACGCTTGCCCTTCAGTATTATACTGCACTTGACAGTTGGTAAGTACGCAAGGCAAAAACTTAAACATGTGTTTCTGCAAAGGCTCAGCAAACGAAATAAAGAATTCGTCAGGGTAGATAAAACCAGTTTGCGAACCACCCTGATATCTTGGTAGCATAAACTTTTGAAAGGTGCGAACGATATTTGTAATTTGATCACTTTCTCTTGGCGATCTAGCGATTAGCTTGTAAGAGAAAGTAAATTCTCTAAACCCAACACCATTAAATTGCACTGACATTCTTGGATTGTATGCGATACCTGCTTGATATGCAGTGCCTTTTGCTGAAGCGACAGCAATACCAAGCGCACCACCAAGACCCAACTGGCTGCCAGTAATCCCAGTGTTAAACTTTTTATTCGCATAGTTTGCAGCCAGAACTGCAAGTGCCGCTCCTCCAGCAACAGCACCTACTGCGCCAGCATTATCTACTGCGTTTCCTAATTGTTTTCCAGTGGTGCTTAATGCTGTCCCACCAAGAGTTTTAATTGCAGATATAACATCTTCCGCAAGTCCACCCGCACCAACTTCGCCTGCTGCCATACCAGCAAAAATACCAAGTCCTTGCTGATCATAACCAACGCCACGATTATCTTGAAGCTGAGTAGGAATAGGAAGAACAATTGTAGTATGCGTATTGGTCTTTTGATTAAGCGCACGCAAGTTGGTAGATACCGAACCGTCTGGATTTGTTGTATTTACGCTTTCAACGCTACGGACTCTTTGTTGAATCTCGAACATAATGTATTTCGTTTTATCCAGATCTTCTGGATACATATGCGTTGTAACGCCATCCGCTGGTTTGTATAAATCTTTTAGGTCAGAAACTGGTCTGTTACCGATCGCCTGTTTTTGTTCGGTTAGATTAAAGTTTCCGCCGATAGAAAAGTTGCCTGTTCCTATTCCGCCAACATTTACACCGCCGAAACCAGATCCGAGTGCTCCGCCAACTTTGCTGCCAAGGTCGCCAAGTAATGCCATATGATGCCCTATATAGAAGTGGGTTTTCAGCTATTTATACGGATTGTTATGAAGTTCTATCAGGGAAGGTTTCAACCAAAGTTTCCGAACAAATACAAAGGCGATCCAACCAATATTATTTACCGCAGCTCTTGGGAACTGCAGTGTATGTCATACTTTGATCGCAATCCAGATATTGTTTGGTGGGCAAGCGAGGAGTTTGCTATACCGTATCGCTCACCAATAGATGGCAAACTTCACAGATACTTTCCTGACTTTATTGTAAAGACAAGCAATGGTGATACTGTTGTGTTTGAGGTCAAGCCAGCATCGCAGTCTAAACCACCTGAGAAAAAGTCACGCATCACTAAAAAATACATCAACGAAGTAAAGACTTGGGGTGTCAATCAAGCCAAGTGGAATGCTGCCGTTGAGTTTTGTTCTGATCGCAATTGGAAATTTCAGGTAATTACAGAAGAACATCTGTTTGGAAAGAATAAATAGGCAATATGGCAAGTGTTTTTGATCAGATTCTATTGAAAGGTGTCCGTGCTGGACAGATTCCCGCACGCAATAAAGCAGCACGTGATTGGTTCCGTGGTGTAGCATCTGATGTAAGCAGCAGTCGTGTTAGTTCTAATCGAATGCTTGGCGAAGCCAATCGTTTGGTTGATGGTCCATCTATTGGTGGTATGTATCACTTTCAATATGATCCAAAACATAAGGCAACGCTGCCTTACTATGATCGCTTCCCATTAATCTTTATGGTTGGTGGTGCTTCTGGTGGGTTTTATGGATTGAATCTACATTATCTGCCACCTGTGCTCAGAGCAAAGCTGATGGATCAACTGTACACGTTGTCAACGAATCGTAAGTATGATGAGTCAACTCGTATTGCTATGTCATATAGCATTCTTAGCAAGGCGAGTCGTTTCAAATACTTTAAACCAACATTTAAGCATTACCTAAGCAAACACGTGAGATCAAGATTCATTTATATTAGCCCATCTGAATGGGATATTGCACTAATGCTACCAACGCAACGCTTTAGCAAAGCAAGCGCAAGTCAAGTATATACAGACTCAGAGGCAAGAATCTAATGGCAAGTTTAGGTAAATTTCTAAAACAACAAGCTGGCGGATTGGTTGATGGTGCAATCAACGGATTGCTAGGTGGCATCTTTGGTAATGGCGACTCAGGTCCTGGCTTTAATGTTGAGAATATGATCACCTCCCTGAACACTCAGGGTGTTGCTAAGACAAGCCATTTTGAAGTTTATATTAATGCTGGTCGTGCAAGCGATGGTAAGCGTGAGCGTGAGATGGCATTTAGAATTGAAGCTGTAGATTTGCCTGGAAGAAATCTTTTGTTCACGGATCATAAGTTTGGTAACATTGGTCCAATCAACAAAATTCCAAACGGTGGACAAATCTATTCTGATGTAACAATGAGCATTATTTGCTCAGAAGATTTGCGTGAGAAAGAATACTTTGAATGGTGGCATGAGCAAATGGTAAACACAGGTGCTTATGAAGGAACGCCATATACTGCACTCGACGGAACTGTTTCATCTGCTAAAACAGAACAAGAACGAATGCTTGCTGAACAAGAAGCGGAGTTTTTTGACAGCCCAACTTCTAGCGTATTGAGTCCATGGTATGTTAAATACTTTACAAACTATGTTGGTAGCGTAGAAATTAGACAGTATGGTTTGGGTGGTGATCTTCGCTCAGTACACACGCTTCGTGAAGCATATCCTATCTTTATTAGCCCAATTTCTATGACTTGGGGTTCTGAAGATGTTGTAAGATTACAAGTTACTTTTGCATATAGAAACTACAAAGTTGTATTCAATAGACAAGATCAGCCAAGCATGCTTGCTGGATTCTCGTTCAAACTTGGTAAGGATGGTTTCTCTGGCAATCTTAACATTCCAGGAATTGGTTCTCTTGGTTATAGTCCAGGAGCAGGTTTCGGCGGACAAGCAACAGGACTAGCAGGAAAATCTAAGAGCATATTTAAAAATATTTTGAAGTGAGGAGAATACTATGGCTTTGCCTAATATAGCGTCACCTACATTTGTGACAAAAATTCCATCAACTGGACAGGATATTGAGTTCCGTCCGTTTTTGGTAAAAGAAGAAAAGATGTTGCTTATGGCTCTCGAAGGTCAAGATACCATTGAGATTACCAGAGCAACAAAGAAGATTATTGAATCTTGTGTTATTACTGAAATTGATGTTGATAAGTTGGCCACGTTTGATGTTGAGTATTTGTTTTTGCAGTTGCGTGGTAAGTCCATTGGCGAAGTAATTGAACTTCGTGTTGGTCATACTGAAGAAAATTCTTCATGCGATCATAAGACTGACATCAAAATCAACATTGATGACATTAAGGTTCAAGGAATTAATACACACAACAAGATTATGATTACTGATCAGATTGGTGTGAAGGTTCGTTATCCTTCTTTGAATGATGTTACCAATTTGAACTTTGAAGATAAGGATGCTACATTTAAGATTATCGCATCCTGTATTGATGTTGTGTTTGACGCCGATAGTGTT